ATCGTTTATTTGACCTGATTTTGTAATAACAACTATATCATACTTTTCATTATATCCATATTGCCATGTTTTTGATTTGTTTTTACTTGATAAAACATTTTTAGGCACTACATCGTGAAGTGTAGTAAATAGTTTATTTTGATCTTGATTCTGCAAACCCTTTTGGTATATTTTTTGTTTTTAATTCGTTTCCTTCTAATAAATCCTTTTCATCTTCAATTCTTTTTAAGATTTCAAAAGCATCAAATATTGCAAGTTTTTTTGTTGCAGCTGCATTTTTTAATCTGTCTGCTGCTAACTCATCATCTTTATCATACTTAATAATATCTTCCTTTGCAACCTTAATAAGCTGTATTACCGCTTGCTCTCCAGCCTTTATAATTTTTTCTTTTATTTCTTTACTAGTCATTTAAAACCATTGTTATATTATTTGTAAACATCCTGTATAACTTTTCCCCTTCTACATAAAATTCATATTCACTTTCGGGCGTAAAAGATATTTGGTCACCAACTTTTACACCCATGTTTTCAAGTTCTTTGTTTATATATTTTATAGTGCCTATTAATGGTTCTTCCTTTCCTGTTTTACTAAGATAAGATTTTTTTGCCTGTACAGGCTTCACAAAACAATATTTAGAGTGACATCTCCACTCTTTGTGATTGTGATATAAAAAGAATTGGTCAAAATCTATAAAAAATAAATCATCACGAAAAAAACTTCTTCCGCTTTTTTCTACACCTTTCATATCGTAATAAAACTTAAAAACGTTGTGATGAACCAGTAAAATATCTTTAGGTTGTATTTCACCTATATAATCTATAGGTGTAGAGATTACTTCTGCAAATCTATTGGATGATTTATGGTCTTCTAATGAGACGCTTGTTATAAAGTCTAAGCCTGAAATTTTTTTTATATTACTGTATCTCCTACCAGAAACAGGACGTACAATAAAACTAAAAGGCGAACGCATTAAAAATTGATATTATATTCAAGTGATATGGGTAAGGTCATTTTAAACTCTTTCCACAGTAAAAGCTCCTCGCTTTTTTCTATCCAGATTTTGTAAGATTGTTGATCCTCATCTTGTTGTATAAGATGTATAACATATGTTCCTCCTAAAACTTCTTGACCTACTATATAGTGCATAGCACCAGATTTATAGTCTGATCCTATGGAAATTTTTCTTATGTCCATATGTTAAAAAGATGTGTTGGCTGTAAGAACCCTATATAAAATATTAATTCTAAGCTGGCCGTTACCTTGAGTGGCGTTACCTATGTTAGTCAATAACAAAGGAACATTTTGCCCTAAAACTCCAGCTGTAACACTTTGCTTTACAATTAAATCTGTCGTTGAATTTGTTGTAGTAGAAGCAATGGTTGTAATATCGACGTTGTTTAGTTTTACTACAGAAGCGTTTATAAAATTGAAAGCCACATCACCAACATCCATAAAAACATCAAAAGAAATAATATCTAAAACCTTTCCTGCTCCGGGTGCATTTATTAAAGTTACATCAGTAGTTCCTAATGTTAATAAATCAGCATCCTGCACTTCTACTTTAGCGACAACAGTGTCAATACCAAATAATGTTTTTACATCAGAAAGCTTTGCTGTTTTAGTAAGTAAACTATCGTTTTCATCACTTAAAACAAAATAATCGCTTAATGAAGGAGATACATTTGGGTATGCTACTGTGTTGCTAATTTTAGCCATATTACTTTTCTTCTTCTTTTTTGGTGACCACGCCTGTAGCTATATCTATCTGTGCGTTTTCTCCATATTTTTTTGCTAAATCTTTTTCGTCTACTGCAAAAGCTTTTCTTAAATCATCTAAGTTGCCAGCTAACTTTAACATAACTAGAAAGCTGTCTGCAATTTCAATTTTTGATTTTGTAAACTCTGTGTTTAGACTTTGTATTCTTTTTAATTCTTCTTCTGTTAATTTAATTTCACTCATTTTATTTAATTTAGATTAATTTCAAATATACTAATTTTATTCAACTGGTGGTGGATTATCAAACGTAAAAAACAATTTTTCATCTACAGGGTGTTCCTCCAAATCTATTTCATTTTGTATGTTTTTTTGCATTTGCTGTACATCTAATCCAGCCTCTAACCAACCTATGACTACGTTTTCAAAATCTTGATCATCTGCCCATGGTATAAAAGGGGTATTAGGGTCATATTCAATACCCAAAGTTCCAATAATACTATTACTGTATTTTCCATCTATTCCTGTGTAAGTGTAATGAATAGTGTAAATTACATTATCATGTCCTTCTGAATGTATTTTTGCGTCTAATTGATTTATTGTCCATTTATATGCTAGTGCCATAACTTTGTTTTTTACAAATATAATAAATTTTATGTTGCAGCTCTTAGTTTACTGGTTGATTGACCTGTTGCTGACATTGATATAACAGGAGCTGTACTACCAGTATATGTTACAGTTACTCTTAAAATATAAGCTTCTGAACCTCCACTGTTTACATAAGTTAAACTTATAGCACTTATTGTACCGTTTGGTGAAAAACTTGTTTGTGTAAATCCTGCACTACCTGATCCATAAGCAATAACACTATAACCTCTAGCTACCGCTACAGTAGACGTGTTAATATAAGCCATTACAGTTATATCTAAACTATGTGTATGGTCTACAAAAATCATATCTGTGCTACTGCCTGACGGAGGGCCTGGTTTCATTGTTGAAAAACTTTGGTGCTTACGTCTTATTACATTGTCTGTAGTAGAATCACCGGCTGTTATTACACCTCTAACATCAAGTTTAGTTTGCGGGGATGTAGCTCCTATACATACATTTCCTGAAGTATCAACTACTAATCTTGTAGCAGTTGCTGTATTATCATATAAAGTAAAAGAATCGTTAATACCGCCATGTACTCCTGTTCGCCATTCTCTTGCATCATTTTTAAAACTAATTTGTACTGCTCCATCAGCAGTATCATCCTCCAATGATAATTTAGTGCCAGGCGAACTCGTTCCAATTCCTACATTTCCTCCGTTAAAGAAAGAAGTGTCATTTGCTCTTAATCTAACTGTTTGAGTACCATTATAATACAACCCTAAAAACCCTTCGTTTGAAAAATATTGTTCTAAAGAAGCTATTTTAGTTCCAGTAGATGGTGAATTTGTAAATATCTGTATACCCGCTGTACCTGATCCCCAAATTTTTTGTGAAACATTAGCAGATCCACCACCAACTTGAAAAGTAGCTGTAGGTGATATTGTACCAATGCCTACATTACCATCATTTTGAATAACCATTCTTGATACGCTATTTAATCTGTCAAAAAACTCCAAATCTGACCCAGCACTTATATTAGTACCTATTTCCCATCTATCTTCTTGAGTACCTCCTGAATTAGAGTTAAAGAAAATAGAAGCATTTTGATTATTAACAGTAGATTTTACATAAACAATAGCTGCGTTATTATT